GTGTTTGCAATAAATGAATCAATATTAAACATTATTTTCCCTTTCCTTTACCAAATAGTTCATTTTCAGTTAGAACTATAAATTCTATTCCATTGTTATTTGCAAATTCCTTTGCGGCTTGCCATTTAGACTGATTTTTGATATATGTTTCAATTGCACGCTGATAATTCATCATTGATTTTTCTGTTTTTCTTGTTGGTTGTTTTGGTGGCAATGTTTCAGCATAAGGTTTAATTTCCATCAATAATGTTTTTGTTCCACCATTAACAGTCTTAAATGTTGCTAATAGATCTACATGATACCTATGCATTTTATTATCAACTGGATAATGATATGGAATTACTATGTCCTCAGAATTCCATGATATAACAGACTCATTCAGATCAAGAAATATAAATGCACGTTTTTCCCATGATGATCTATATACTATATCAGGCATACCATTGGCTAATCGTTTCCCGATATACTTTTCAGGATATCTAGGTACATATCGACCTTGCTTGAAATGTCTAGCCATTGCGATGCATTTCCCCTAATGGTAAAAATAATATATCTTCCCACATATCATACGGTACTAGTTTTGGTGGTACTATGAATTGAGAAAATAAGTATCTTTTAATCATTGGGCCAAAATACTTTGTGGCAACTAGAGTCTTAGCAATACTATAATTTAATAGAATATGTTTCTTATCATTTTTGCCAGAAGTTTTTAATACATCTAAAAATGCTAAGAAGATCTTCTGTCTTGCTATGGATGGTACAAAGTGTAAATTTAAACCAAGAAACCCGTCATCATATAAATCTAATACAATAACCAATGGAAAGGCGTCCCATTGTGGTAATGTATCTTTATACTTTGGATTATAATGATAAAACAGCATCGTGCCAGGTAATAGTCTTTTTACCTTTGGTAGATTTTTTAATAACTTTAATCTTGTTGGTATTGTATCACGTGTACCAACTTTAGTCGCAAATGCACGTGTAAATGTAAGTCTTTCATTATCAGTCTTAAATGTTTGGCCTAGCTTTGCATTTTTGATTCGATTGATTAGTTTAGGAACATCAATGTCCATATACTGATACCACACTTATTAATTTACTATAAAGTATTTATTTGTGTGATTTGAAGATAGTGTAATAGGATTGACTCAAATACAATCAACCACCGATTTACTTGAATCAAAGATATGGTCCGGAACAGAAACCATTCTTACTTTAATCCTATTACATTTCTATTTATAGTTTTTAATTAAAAGACATCTGGTGAGTTATAATATATTGAGATGATAAACTATATAGCCAATCCAATAAAACTCACCAGAAGAGATTCTAGATAAAATAAAGGGCCATATAATATGACCCTTGGAATATATACTTTAATGTTTTATTACATGGCTGCTTTTAGTGCATCCCATAGTTTCTCAAAGTTATATCCTTTTGGCATTCCAGTTGCAAATGTATCTATGTCATCATCAAGAACTGCTGCTCTCATTTTGCTAGCACTAACACCAGAAACATCATCAGAATCTGGATCACGATCGCCTGCTGATTTAACAATGATTGAATCAAATTTATATAAGTTATGATCTGTACCATTATATTTTTTAGCCAATGTTTCAAATTCAGATACTCGGTCAGAGCCAACAACCACGATAACATGTTTAACACCTTCTTTATATAATTCAGTCAATACATCAAGAATCGTCTTAGCATCTGATTCGATAACATGACTACCATAGGGTGCTAATACTTCTCTAGCAAATTTTAATTTTGTATTGTAATCTAACGGATTCTTTTTTGGATCTTGTGTATGACTAAGGTATAGTCTAAAGTCTGATGGATTTGCACGTTTTAATGCTTCCATCAATTTAAGATGTCCAATTGTTGGAGGATTTAATCTACCAAATGAAACAGCAACAGTTGAGCTCGCTGCTTCTAACAAAAATTCATTTAATGTTTTCATATAATTACTCTCTAATATGTTTATAATTTTGATGCTTTATTTCTTTTCCCAACCCTTAAGGATACTGGTTGAAAAGTTGTTTGCTGAAAATTCTAGTCTATCAACTAGTTTAATAATTTTACCTGACTTGTCTGAAATAACAAATCCTTCACCTGAAGCGGGTACAACAAAACCATCTTTAGTTTTAACAAATGTTTTTGTTAGATTGATTTTGTTCAATTGTTCAATGATTTTTATTTTGGCATTTACAATTGCAACCATCATATCGAAAAACATAACCAAACCTTCTTTATGGGTATCATCAAAGAAAGATAATATTGTATCACGTTTATCTATTTGTGTTTGTTTACCTTTATCACTACTTCTTGCATCGATTTCTTTTTGATACTTCTGATGGATATAATCAATCAATCCATCAACGTGTGCTTTAGAATTTGTAATAAACTGACCATTACGAATATGTGTATTATTATATGTTTCAATGATAGCAATCAATTCAGGATGGTTTGCTAATTCTGATAGAATAGTTGAGCCGATTTTTTGAAATAGTTTACCAGCAACACTTAATAGTGCAGTTACATCTTTTGTATCAGCTGCTGGCATTGTAGCAATACCAGATAGATCAGGAATCTCTGGTCCAATTGCCCATACATTATCAGATTTCAATAGGTCATCAGTTGTAACATCAAATGATGCCTTTAATGATTCAAGCGTAGAACCGGTATATCTAGTATGGAACACGATACCAAGTTGACTTTTGCCAATGATTTTACCAAGATGACTTGTTTGTTCAACTGCATATACCAATGTATTTGGATGCATAACCCAACATTGTTTACCGTCAATCAATTCAGATGCTAGGTCTGTTTTTGTATGTAATAAATCACCTTGATAAATTTGACCTTGTGGAATTACTTCTGGTAACCACTTCAAACAAGACTTAAACTTTTGATTTAGCTCAGCACTAAGATCTTTATCTGCATCGATTTCAGCTGATGTTGTATAATATTTTGGATTTTTGTTGAATACTGACTTTTTAGCAACAAAGAATGTTTTTGCATCAGTTGGTAGATACCCAGCAACAATTGACGGAGCACCATCAATCTTAATCGTAATCTGTTGAATAGATGTTCTAGGATTACCGTGTCCAGCTAATATATCTCTGGTATCTCGTAATGTATTGATAACATCACGGATTGAATTAACCCCATGATATAAGAATTCTTCTAAATGACTTAAATGTTTTAGTTTCTCAACACTTGTTTCTGCTTCATTAAGAAAATACTGTTTAAATGATAACATTTGATATCCTAGCTTAAGGTTTATATGGGTATATGTTATTTATTTAACAATTGTACCATATTATTAATTACATCCAAGTACTTTGTAGCTTTTTGAGAAAACATCTTTCGCAACAATACCGAAGTCATCTGTTCCGTATTGCACTAACCAATCACCAGGGTTTCCTTGAATTGGATCTTTCCTCCACCCTGCTGTTACTTCCATTGGCTCAGTTAGTTGTACTGCCAATACTTGTATCGGTTTTTTGACGTAAAATCCATCATCCCACATCATAGTAGGTGCAATAGGTTCATATGTTGCTTCGAATTTATAGGGTTGAATTGGCCATTGTTCTCCAAGTACACCAGTCATGATAGGTGTACCTTTTTTATAAGCAACATTGCCCTCAAGTGTTTCACAAATGCCATCGGTTTCTGCGAAATAAACCTTAACTGGAATTGGTAGTTTTTGTACCTTAATGGCATTATGATTATTTGTTAAACACTTAGATGACATATGAACCCCCAAAATATTTTTATTTTAATGATTGTACCATATTCTTAAACTCCGCAGAAAATGATTCTGGGTTTACATGTACTAATAATGGAAACGCATAGCAAGCACTGATGATATCATTACATAGTTTATCTAATTCTGGTATATTCAATTTCTTAAATTGTGAAAGACCATGGATTGGTATATTCCACAGTGAACTAATATAAAACATTAATGTTGTTGTTTGATATATAACAATACAAATTTCATCATCTGTTATAAATGTATCCACTTCAAACGTATTATATGTATTAAACATTGGTAATGTATTTAGATAATTTGTAACATTATAACAAATATGCATTCCAAGTTTATCCATATCAATATCATTATTGATTTTTATCATTCTGAAATATATTATACGTGTTCTGCTCATATTATGACTTTTTCCATTTATTAAAATTAAGATTCAGTCTCAATCCTGTATATGAATTCTTTTCAACATATTCCTGGATTTCATCAATTGTTAAACCATCTTGTAAACTATCATTCAAGTCTTTATAATTCCAGTCTGATCCAGGGATAAACACTCTATAGTTTGATTTAACTGCTGTTGTCATTCTTGAAACAATGAATTCATTTTCTGGTTCATTATCCCATGCATAGATCATACTATCTAATTTATTATCAATTGATGTTAGATGATTGCTTAATTTTGCAATACCATTTACCGTACTAATTGCATCAAATACACCTTCAGTTACAATTATTGGTTTTGCCGTATCAATCCATCTTGGCACCCATATAATATTATCATTACCAATTTTATGGATTTCATATCTTTTAGTATTTTTAGCATCTAATGATCGTGATTGTAGACCAACCAACTTTTTAGAAAAATTCCTAAGAAGTATTACTAGACGTGATTCACCTTCATCAATATGTTCATGTGCTGTCTTGGTTAGTTTTTCTAATACTTCCTTAAAATCATATGCCCATACGAAACTATCATATCTATCTTCTGGGATCGCTCGAGATTTTAGATATTCTACTGCATCTTTGTTGTATATAACAGGTGATGCAATTGCCTTTTCTGATTCTGGAACTCGATTGAATAGCGAACCATTACCATTAGAAGATTTTGATGGTTTTGATTTTGTTTGAGTTGAATACTCAGCAGATTCCCTAAAGGTTTCCAACTTATAATCATTATAGATATCAGGATAGTAGTCTTTTAGGAATTTACTAAATGGTGCAGCATATCCACAATTAAAACAACCACAAACTGCACCATCTTGTTTTGACGATATACCAAAACGGCGTTTGTATTTGTTTTTCTGTGAATCTCCACATACAGGACATCTAGCAGTTAGTTCAGAATTACCTTTACGTTTAGGCAATTCCAAATAGTTTGCTACAATGTTAATATATTTTTCGTCAATATACTTTGACATTGGTACCTTACGTTCTTGCTTTGCTTAAAATAACATCACGGGTATTAAGTGCACTGTATAATGCAGGTTTAGATCCATACACCTTGGTATTATATGATACAGATTTATAACCAGGTACGCGAACTCGAACATAGTCACCATCTACATAAACATAACGAAATGTATTCTTTACTTGTTTCATTTTGAGCATTCCATATATTGTTGGTTTAATATAATATTGTTAAGTGCTATTCAACCGGTAATCACATTAGATCCCAAAACTCTATTAAATAGTCAGGATCCAATCCCATTAAAAATTCTTCGGTTTCTGCAATAGCATCGACTAATTCAATTGATTCCTGTAAATTTACATCATCTTCACTAATACTATCTCGATTGATTGGTGCACGTTCAAATTCAGTCATCTTATTATTCCATTTGCTGTTTAATATATTATAACACTATACTATGGGAATGTAAATAGATAACCTATAAAATATTTCTATCCAAACTTGAATGCTGACTTATCTGCTTTCTCTGTTGTTTTTTGACTATACACAAGTTCTTGTGTTTTATTACCAGTACCCGAATGATTGACATTGTAGGATTTTGATTCTATATCATAGAAGTTCATATATCCTTTATTCAATCCAACTGGTCCACTGATATCTACTGGTCCATAACGATTCTTTAAGAATGTAATGATTGCCTGATTTGATTCTTCAAGTTCTTCGTTTGAATATAAACTAAACATTGCATCTGCAGTATGTGCAATTGCCATTGAGTCTGAGATGTTACTTAAGCTTACTGATGAATTATCATATCCACCGCGGTTTAATTGAGCACCACTAAACACAGGAATACCATAGTCAATACCAATAGCGCGTAGATCTTCTGCCACATGTTTTTGTTGCAAATAAGTATTCTCGCCTTTGCCACCGCGAGCATCTGCTGTAATACCAATATAGTCAACGATGATTAGATCTGGCGTAAAATTCTTTTTAAGTTTTAGTTCATCAATGAATCCACGAAAATCAATTGCAGATGCTCCATTTGGCGGATATTGTTTAATGATCAAATCACCAGTAGTCTTTTTCCTGATTCTACCCATTGCAGATTCAAAATCTGATTTTGATTGCTTTGTCACTTCCCATACAGGAATACCCAATAGTTTAGCATCAATACGAGCTGCAATCTTCTTCTCTGCCATCTCTAATGTAAAATAGATAACATTCTCACCACGTAACATTGCTGTTGCTGCAATATTTGTTAAGAAGATTGATTTACCAGAACCAGAACCACCAACTACAACATTAAGTGTACCGTTTTCGTATCCACCGTCTGTATGATCATCCATGAATTTAAGACCGAATGACTTTTTAGCTTCTGTATCAGTATATAAACGATATCGTTCTTCGACATCTTCCATATACGATAGACCTAAAGAATTATTAAACCCGTATGCAACTGCATCCCTTAGTTCTGTATATACTTTACCAAAGTTTTTATCAGGATTCTCAAATTCAGAAATACCATTTAGGATTGCATTATATACCGAACGTTCTAAACCCCATGCCTCTGTTTTTTCAACAAGATATTTTGTTACTCTATCATCAACTGGATTATCATAAGCATTCTGAATAAATTCAGATAGTTCTGATAATTCTTCTTTACGAACCTTGGGTGCATTGGTAATAAGATGTTGCATTACATCAATTGTTGGTACAAGATTATTCTCAATATAAAATTCAGAATATGCTCGATATAATGTCCGCATTTTACCATCAAAGAATTCTTCTTTTAGATGTGATACAACTTGCCTAGCATAGTTTTCATTTGTTAATAGTGCCTTTAGTACTAGCTCTTGCATTCATTACTCCAACTTTTCAACTTCAACACCATTATTACGTAATACATCTAATCCATCGGTGATACGATATTCTTCAGAGTAGTATAATTTTTTTATACCAGATTGGACCAATAATAATGAACATACCATACACGGACTCAATGTTACAAAAATACTACACCCATTTGCATTGCCACCAGACCTAGCCAGTTTAGCAATGCAATTCATCTCAGCATGAATAACATCGGTTAGTGTATTGTTATGTTCATCCTCACAGCAATCAGAACCCTTTACATTTCTAGGTCTACCATTCCATCCGTATGCAAGAATGTTTTCATCATCTGGTGAGATTATTAAAGCACCGACCTTTTTACGACTACACTTTGACATATTAGAAACATCGTACATAATGTTTTTATATAATGCCTTTATA